CGATGCCGGTGGTGCAGGGCGATCTGCTGGAGGCCGCAGCTTGACCTGCCCCGACTGCGCCATCTCCGCCGAGCCCTCCCAAGGCTGCACCGGCTGCCGCGCACAGGCGCTGGCCAATCTGTTCCTGGCCAAGGGTGAGCGCGGGCTGCGATTCCGGCGCGCGTGCGAGCAGCTGGGCGTTAGCGAGGAGCGCGTGAAGCAGGTCCACGCGGAGATGCTGCCCGACCTGATCACCTACGGCACGGCCATCTCCGAGGTGTCGCCCGATGGGTCACTTCGCCGCGTGCCGCCCGAGGAATGGAGAAAGCCGTGACCACGACACCGACAACACGCATAATCGCGGCCCATGGCCAAGATCCTCATCTTCATCGTCTCCACCGCCATCACCATGGCCCTGGTGCAGCTGGTCATGGTGGCATTCCCGCACGGCCAGAGCGAGACGCGCGCGCTGCTGGTCTGCGCTCTGGTGATCGCCAACCCGTTCCAGACCTACTGGGCTTTGAAGAAGCTCATCGGCGGTTTGTAGTTGGGGCCGCGCGATGAAGAACCCCCAGCTCGCGCCAGACTGGGGGCGCATCATCGAAGACATGGTGGCCGCTGGGCACAGCCAGGCCGACATTGGCAAGGCCATGAACGTGGACCTCACCGACCGCATGCTCAGTCACTACCGCGCCGGCGTGCAGCCGACCTACTGGCGTGGCGCCGCGCTGCTTGCACTGTGGTGCAAGGTCACCAAGCGCAAGCTGGAGACGGTCTACATGGTCGAGGTCGTGCGCGGCCACCGCGTGCCGAACAACCGGGCAGAGTCATCTGGTCCGCGTGTGCAGAGCCTGCCGCAGTGGCCGGCAGCGGCTAAGCCGGCGGTGAAGCGGGCGAAGAAGGTGAAGGAGCCGGCGTGATGGCCGAAGTTAAACAAACTCAGGGAAAACGCAAGGTCGGCGACGGCACGCCAGGACCGGGGCGTCCCAAGGGCAGCACGAACAAAGCCACCAAGGCGCTCAAGGACATGATCCTGTCTGCGCTTGATCAGGCCGGCGGCGAGGCCTATCTGCTGGCCCAGGCCAAGAAGAACCCGCAGGCGTTCATGACGCTGATCGGCAAGGTGCTGCCGACGACCATTCAGGGCTCACTGCAGCTCACGACCATCAGTGAGCGGCTGAAACGCGCGGAGGAGCGCGCGAAGAATGGCGGCTGAGGACGCTGCAGAAGATCTCATCGCCGCGGCGGCAGTGCGCTTCAAGCACGACCCGCGAGGCTGGACAAACTATGCGTTCGACTGGGGTCAGGGCCAACTGCAGCGTCATCCTGGTCCGCGCGCTTGGCAGGCCGAGACGTTCGACATCATCGGCGAGCACCTATCGAACTCGGCGACTAGATTCCAGCCCTGCCGCATTGCCGTCGCGTCCGGTCACGGCATCGGCAAGTCGGCGTTCATCTCGATGCTGCTGAACTGGGGCGTCTCGACCTGCGCGCATGCTCGCGGTGTCGTCACGGCCAACACCGAGGCCCAGCTGCGCACGAAGACCTGGCCCGAGGTCAGCAAGTGGGCCGGCCTGGCCATCAACGCGCACTGGTGGAAGGTGCCGGCGATGTCGCTCTACGCGGCCGAGGACGGCGCCGAGAAGTCGTGGCGCATTGACGCAAGTCCTTGGAGCGAGAACAACACCGAGGCCTTTGCTGGCATGCACAACGAGGGCAAACGCATCATCCTGGTGTTCGACGAAGCGTCCAAGATCGCGCCCAAGGTGTGGGAAGTGGCTGAAGGCGCCCTTACCGACGAAAACACCGAGATCATCTGGTTGGCGTTCGGCAACCCAACGCAGAACTCGGGCCGGTTCCGAGAGTGCTTTGGCAAGTACCGCCACCTGTGGCACACCCGCAAGATCGACAGTCGCACTGTCGAGGGAACCAACAAGGCTTACCTGGAGGAAATGGTGAACACCTACGGCGAAGACAGCGACATCGTGAAGGTCCGGGTGCGCGGGGAGTTCCCATCGCAGTCGGTGTCCCAGTTCATCGGCACAGAGCTGGTCGAGGCCGCGCAGAAGCGGCGGCTGGAGTTCCGAGACGAGGGGGCGCCATTGGTGCTCGGCGTGGACATTGCCCGCTTCGGCGACGATGAAAGCGTGATCCGCGGGCGCCAGGGGCGCGACGGCCGCGTGATCAGACCGATCAAGTGGCGCGGCATGGATACGGTGTTCAGCGCCGGCAAGGTGGCCGAGGCTATCAATCTCTACAAGCCCGAGGCCGTCTTCATTGACGGCGGCGGTGTTGGCGGTGGCGTGGTGGACATCCTCAAGAGCCAGAACTATCGAGTCATTGAGGTCAACTTCGGAGCGGCCGCGCGCAACCCGAAGAAGTACGCCAACAAGTCGGCCGAGATGCTGGACGACGTCAAGACGTGGCTGGACACGGGCACCATCGACAACGACGAGAAGCTCAAGGACGACCTGACCGGGCGTGAGTACGGCTTTGACAAGGACAGCCGCATCGTGCTGGAGAAGAAGGAAGACATGAAGAAGCGCGGCCTGGCCAGCCCCGACGACGCCGACGCACTGGCCCTGACCTTTGCCGAGCCGGTGCAGCGCAAGGACATGCGCACGGCGAAGAACCCGATGGGGCGCCGCCAGACCGCAGTGACCGACTACACCGTCCTGGGCTAGGAAAAACGTTCGCGCCCTCGGGCGAGACATTGCCGGCACTTTCGAAAGGTGCCGCCGATGTCCTTCATGCGCCCCAAGGTCACGCAGGCCGCCCCACCGCCGCCTCCCGTTGTGGAGGACGTGGCCGGCACGCAGCAGGACTACCAGGACCAACTGCGCCGCCGCCGTGGCCGCGCGTCGTCCATCCTGTCTGACCGCAACCAGGCCGCGCCGCAGACCGCGTCCAAGCAGCTGCTGGGCCAGTGATGGACCTGGATACCGCGCTGCGTCGCTTCGAGACGGCCAAGGGCAATCGCGGCAACTGGGACACGATCTTTCAGGAGATCGCTGACCGCGTGTTGCCGCAGATGGCGGACTTCACCACTCAGCGCAGCGACGGCGCCAAGCGCACCGAATACATGTTCGACAGCACGGCCGCCCTGGCCGCGCAGAAGGGCGTGGCTGCCATCAGCACTTTCATCTGGCCGCCGAATCAGCGCTACCAGAAGCTCACCAGCAGCAACGACGCGCTGAACAAGGTCAAGCGCGTGTCAGAGTGGATGGACGCGGCCACCAAGGCGCTGTTTGCCACGCGGTACTCACCGCGGGCCGCCTTCGAGTCCCAGATGGGCGAGACGGCGCTGCAGCACTTCGTGTTTGGCACCGGGCTGATCTTTGTCGACGACAACATCAAGCAGCGGGCACTGCGCTACAAGTCGATGCACTTGGCGCAGACTTACGTGTTGGAGAACGCCGCCGGCATCGTGGACACGGTGTTCCGCAGCTGGAAATGGACACTGCGTCAGCTCGACGGTTGGATCAAGGAGCGCCAGGCCGCCGGCTACCGCACCGCTGACATGCCGCAGCAGCTGGCCGAGAAGCTGCGCAAGAACCCGGAGGAACAGGTCGAGGTCGTGCACATGGTCATGCCGCGCGAGGACTACGACCCCGAGCGTGTCGGCTACCTCGGCATGCCCTGGGCGTCGTGCTACGCGCTGCCGGGCCAGAAGTACAAGCTGGAGGAGGGCGGCTTCAACACCTGGCCCTTCGGCGTCATGCGCTGCATGACCAGCCCGGGCGAGGTATACGGCCGCTCGCCGGCCTGGATGGCGCTCAGCAACATCAAGGTGCTGAACGTCCAAAAGAAGACGGTGCTGCAGGCCGGCCAGAAGGTCGTCGACCCGCCGCTGCTGCTGAGCGAGGACGGCATCCTCGGCGCCTTCAGCATGGCACCGGGCGCGCTCAACTACGGCGGGCTCGACTCGCAGGGCAACCAGCTGGTGAAGCCGCTCATCACCAATGCCAAGGTCGAGATTGGCATGGACATGATGGACAAGGAGCGCGAGATCATCGCCAGCGCGTTCCTGCTGGACGTGTTTCGTGTGCTGATCGAGCACCCGAACATGACGGCCACGCAGACGCTGGAGCTGCTGCAGGAGCGCGCCACGCTGATCTCGCCAATCGGCGGCCGCATCGAGAACGAGTGCTTCGGCCCGATCACCGAGCGCGAGCTCGACCTGATGATGCGCGCCGGCCAGCTGCCGCCCATGCCGCCCGAGCTGCTGGAGGCCGAGGGCGAGTACAAGATCGAGTACACGAGCCCGATGCGCCAGGCCATGCGCGCGAGCGAGGCCATTGCCATCACGCGCACGCTTGAGGCGGTGCTGCCGATGGCCGAGGCCGATCCCTCGGTGCTGGACGCCTTCGACCTGCCGATGGCTGCGCGCGAGCTCGCCGAGATCAACGGCGTGCCGGCCAAGATCCTGCGCGACATCGAGGCCGTCAAGGCGCGGCAGGACGAGCGGGCCCAGCAGCAGGAGATGCAGTCCCTCGTCGAGGCCGCTCCGGCCGTCTCTGCCGCCGCAGTCAACCTCACCAAGATGCAGGCGGCCGGCGGGCGCCCGCAGCTCTGATCCACAGGAGGCCGAATGGCCTGGAACGAAGCATTCGAGCGCGTGCGTGCGCGCCTCTTCCGTCGCAGCGCCATGTACCGGGCGCTGTTCCGCTCCCCAGGTGGCGAGCTGAACCACGCAGCCGAGTACGTGCTGCGCGATCTTGCGAACTACTGCTACGCCAGCAGGCCCACCCTCAAAGTTTCCCAGGTCACCCAGCAGAGCGATGCGCTGGCAATGGCCTTTGCGGAAGGCCGCCGCGATGTCTTCAACCGCATCACGGCAATGTGCAACCTCAGCGCCGACCAGATCGAACGCATCGCGCAACACAGGACGAACGACGAATGAACATCCGATTCCGCACTCGCTATCCCTTCATGAACCAGGCCGACCCCGGCGGCGGCGGCGGCGGTGGTGCCGCTCCGACGCCGCCCGGCCCAGCCGCTGCGCCGGCGGCACCCGCGCCCGCTCCGGCGTCATCGCATCCCTGGCTCGGCGACAACCCCGATGCCGAGCTGCTGGGCCACGTCCAGAACGCCGGCTGGAAGTCGCCGGCCGATGCCGTCGCCGGGCACCGCAACCTGGAGAAGCTGCTGGGCGCCGACCGTGCCGGCCGCACCGTCGTGCTTCCCAAGGACGACGCCACGCCGGCCGAGTGGTCGGACTTCTATACCAAGCTGGGCCGCCCCGGCACGCCGGACGACTACAAACTGCCGGTGCCTGAGGGCGCTGATCCTGCGTTCTCGAAGGCTGCGGCGACCTGGATGCACGAAGCCGGCATCCCGGCCAAGCAAGCCCAGGCGCTGGCCACAAAGTGGAACGAGCACATGGCCACCATGGCGCAGGCCGCCGCTCAAGCCGAGCAGGACGCGCTGGGCCAGGAGCACGCCGCCCTGGCCAAAGACTGGGGCAACGAGGCGCCCATGCGTCGCGAACTGGCCCGCCGCGCCGCGCAACAGCTCGGTCTCGACGAAGCCGCCATCGACGCGCTGGAGAAGGTCGGCGGCTACAGCAAGACCATGAAGGCCCTGGCCAAGATGGGCGACCTCATGCGCGAACACGGCGCCGAGGGTCTGGGCGAGATGGGCAGCTTCGGCATGACGCCCGAGGGCGCCAAGGCCAAGCGCACGCAGCTGATGGCCGACAAGGACTGGCGCACCAAGGCCATGGTCAACAACAGCGCCGAGTGGGCAGAGCTGCAGAAGCTCGACAGGCTGATCGCTGGCCAGCAGTAGGAAAAACGTTCGCTCCCTGCCCGCCGACATTGCCCCGCAGACAGCCGGGCAACCGGTCGGATCGGGCAGGGCCGGCGGGCCTCCGATGGCACCTGGGAAGACATGGCGAGTGGCGCCCGATAGAGCGCAAGCGAGGCTCCCGAAAGGGGCAGGCCAGGCGATCCAACCCAGATCAACGCCATAGGAGCCCACCATGCCCGGCAATTCCATCGCCTTCTACAGCCAGCAGTACGCCTCGGCTGTTGAACTCGTCTCGCAGCAAATGCGCCCCCGCATCGCGAGCACCTTCATGCAAGACACCGCAGTCGGCAAGGCCGCCACGGTGATCAACCTGATCGACGCCTTCGAGGCCGACGAACGCACCGGCCTTTACGAGCCGATGGTCGCTGGCGACCCAGGCCACAAGCGGCCGTGGGTCTACCCGCGCCACTTCGACAAGGCGCTGCTGTTCGACACCATCGAGCAGATGCAGATGAACGCCAACCCCACCAGCGAATACGTGATGGGCATCGTGTCCGCGCTGAATCGCAAGCAGGACGACGAGGCCATCCGCGCGTTCTTCGCTGCCCGCAGCCTGGAGACCAACGGCGGCGGTATCGCGACCGACAACTTCTCCGCGGGCTTCCAGGTCGGCGTCAGCGTCGGCGGCGCAACCTCGGGCCTTAACGTCGAGAAGATCCAGGCAGGACTGGAGATCTTGCGCAGCCAAGAGGTCGGCATCGAGGACGACGAGCAGATCAACTGCGTCATCTCCCCGAAGCAGGAGCGCAACCTGATGAACGAGATCGAGGTCACCTCGACCGACTTCACCAGCAAGCGGATCATCGACAGCGGCACCATGATTGGTTCCAACTACATGGGGATCAACTGGATCCTCTCAAACCGCCTGCTGGTCGACGGCTCCAGCTATCGCCGCATCCCCTTCTACACAAAGCGCGGCATGTCGTCCTGCACCTGGAACGGCGGTCCCAAGACGCGCGTTTCGCAGCGCAACGACCTGCGTGGCGAGCCCTGGCAAGCCTACGGCGACGGTCACTACGGCTCCGTGCGCCGTGATGCCCTGCGCGTGATCGAAATCAAGTGCAGCGAAGCCTGATCGGCTTCTAACGCACCCCAAACTTTAAGGAGAACGACATGGCTGTCGTTGCAGTTTCCAGCACCACCGTCGCCAACTACAACGCGCTCCCGCGCGTCCAGAACCCGCGAGGTCTGGCTGATGGCGAGGTTGTGCGCGCCATCAATGACCAGGTGTCCGTCACCAGCGGTGACAGCATCGCCAGCGTGTATCGCTTCGGCAAGATCCGTTCTAGCGACTACACCGACCGCATCAAGCTGATCTCCGCTGACATCGGCACCACGACGGCGGGCGACCTGGGCCTATACAACCTGCTGACCGATACCACGGGCGGCACGGTGGTGGACGCCGACTACTTTGCCACGGCGGTGTCGCTCAGCGGCGGCGCCATCGACTCGGACGTGACGTTCGAAGCGGGCGCGGCCGGCGGCATCTACACGAACGGCAACAAGCGCGTGTGGGAGGCCTTGGGCCTGTCGGCTGACCCCGGCAAGGAGTACGACGTCGCGCTGACGCTCACCGCCGCCGCTGACGCTGCGGGCACGGTCCGCTTGCAGCTCTACGTCGTCCGCTGATCCACAGCACCCGGGGCTTCGGCCCCGGTCTTCCTTTCGGAGAACGACATGGCAGATCGCTATTTCAGCGTCAACTTCGGCCAGGACAAGACGCAGGTCGCCGAGACCGGTTCGTCCACAGCCGCCGCTCACGTCGAGGTGCGCATCACCTACGACGCCACCAACAACGGCAAGACGGCCGCGCTGCTGGCGCTGGAGCACCTGACAGCGCGCATCCTGGCCGACAACTGGCCGCCGGTCTGAGGAGCAGAGCATGGCTCAACTTCTCAGCAACGCCAGCGCCACCAGCGGCAATTTCCAATGGGGTGGCGGCCGGGGCATGTTCTCGGCAGTCGCCACTTGGGGCGGCGGCAGTGTCCAGCTGCAGTACATGGGGCCGGATGGGTCGACATGGTTGAACGTGGGCGCCGCGCTGACCGCCAACGGCCTCGCCACCTTCGAGCTGCCGCCGGGCCTGATCCGGGCAACGGTCGCCACTGCGACGGCGGTCTACGCCGACGCGAACCAGACCAAGGGGTAAGGAATGACGCAGTACACCCATAGCCCCGTTGCCGGCCTGCGCAAGAGGATCGACGCCGACAGTGGCGCATTGGTGGACATCGTTGACCAGAACGGGGCGTCGATTTGGCCGGCTGTCAGCGCCTTGGTGTCAGGGGAGAGGATTGTCTCGACCGAGGCTGAACTCATCGCCGCTCTGGCGCTGGGCGGCAAGACGGTGACGCTGGCGGCGGACATCACCCTCACGACCGCAACGGCGGTCATGGAGGACAACACGACGCTGGACCTGAACGGCTACAGGCTGTTTTTGGCAAACGGGGTGAACAAGAGCCTTGTGACGAATTCGTGCTGGGGTGTGCTGCCGACGACGGTGACGATCACCAGCGTTGGGCTCGTCGCGACGGTGGCGTGGCCGAACCACGGAAAGAGCCCCGATGACGCAATTGGCATCCTTGGCGCGAATGAGCAGGCTTACAACGGCACATGGCGGGTCGCCACGGTTGTGAATGCCAACTCGCTGACCTATCAGATGAGCGATCTTCCATCCGCCGCTACCGCCACAGGGACGATCACGGCTGGTCGGGCAAACAAAAACCTCGTTGTCGTCAATGGCACCATCGACATGAACGAGGCCAACCAGACGGTCACAGGCAGCGTTGAAACCATGGCCGCAAGGTTCATGAATGTTCTGGGCTTCACCCACGACAGGGTGAAAACGCTCAACGCCAAGAAATACGGCTTGCTTGTGGCCAACGGAACGGAGATCAACATCCCCTATGCCATCTTTGACACGGCCAGCGACGGTTGCCACCTGTCGGGCCCAATTGGCACGGCGAGCATCGGCACGATCGAAGGCAAGACTGGCGACGATCTTTTCGCACTGACGTGCGGTGACTATGTGACCTATGCGCCGTGCCTGGGCGACATCCGAAACGTCACGGTCGCGGCGCTGAAGCCGCGCTATGCCCTCACCGCCATGAAGATCGCAGGCTTGAGCGGCACCAAGGTGCACCGCGTGCAGGTTGGCGCCATCACCGGCATGACGCGCCGCCAGGCTCTCTACTACACCAACGACACAAACCTGACGAGCACCAATGCGGACGTGGTTGACATCGGCCTGATCGATGTACTGCACGGCCAAGAGGTCGCGAACACCTACCCGCTCATCCAGATTCGCGGTGCGGTCTCTGGAGATGCCGCCTACAAGCAGATCAAGATCGGCACGATCATTGACAGGACGACTACCGACACGGCAGACCTGATGACCCTAGCGGATGCTGTTTTCGGGGCGTTTGAGGTGGGCACGCTGATCAGCCGCAACACCGCAGCCCGTAAGGGGCTGAACCTGAGCGGCGTCATGACGGTCGAGAAGTGGGTTCGCGTCAACGGCGTCGACATCACCCCTGGCAACAGCACTTCGGCCGTCCCCTGGTACATCAGCGCAGGAGCAAAAGGCACCGGGGCCGGCTATCTCGTCAACAACGGGGCTGGCTATGCCATCGGCGCCACCACCATTGCGCTGGACACCGGCACTGGCACCGTGCTGGCCGGCGAACTGATCCGCTTCCAGGGCGACCCCAACACGTACACGGTGGCGACGGCGTTGTCGGCCGGCTCGCTCACTCTGCGCACGCCGCTGAAGAAGGCGCTGGCTGACAACACGCCGATGAGCATTGTCACTGGCATCGTCCGCTTGGAGCTGTCTGGCGTGAGCGTGGCCGATGGCCTCAACACCAACGCCAAGAACATCCAGATGTTCGGCGTGAACACGACGCTGACCCTGATCTGCGAAAAATACGACGTGCAGGGCGGATCGACGGTGTGGGAGCAGAACGCCGCCGGCGCCCCGGTGCCGAACATCTACCTGCGGAAAAGCAAATGGACTGGCTACACGTCCGGCCTGAACCTGCGTGACAGCGCAAACTTGTGGCTCGATGAGTTTGACTTTGGCGTAATCGGCGGCAGCGGCGGCATTCAGCTCCTGTCTGCTGCTGCGGGTTCGCTGATCGTCAGAGGCAGTCTTGCGTCGCAGCCTGCGTCCGGAATCATCAAGAAGAACGGCGGCACCTGGAACACGATCCGCTTGATCGGCCCGACGCTTTACAACCTGATGGACGGCACCACGCACAGCATTACCAATGCTGTTGTGGGTGACGTGTGCACGGACGCGGCGGACGGCAAGCCAAAGATGTGCACCGTGGCCGGCACGACCACCACTCCCGGAACCTGGGCAGCGTTCGCCTGATTCCCGTACTTTGCCGGTGCACCACCAATGGCCTCTCAAGTCGAAATCTGCAACCAGGCGCTGACCAAGGCCGGCGCGGCGCGCATCGTCAGCCTGCTGGACGACGCTGAGTCCGCGCGGGTGCTGAGCGCGATCTACAACGTCAAGCTGGAGGCCGAACTGGCCGCCCAGCCCTGGACGTTTGCGATCAAGCGCGTCCAGCTCCCTGCCAGCAGCACGGCGCCGGTGTTCGGCTGGAGCTATCAGTACCCGCTGCCAGCAGACTACCTCGCCATGGTGGAGGTGGGTGAGAACTACACGTTCTACGACTCCGACAACGGCGCGCTGTTTCAGATCGAGGGCAGCGATGCGGGCACGGTCATCGCGACCGACCAAGGTTCGCCGTTGAACATCCGCTACATCCGCCGCGTGACCACGCCCGGCCTCTATCCCGCACTGTTTGTCGAGGCCTTTGCGTGCCGCCTGGCCGCTGAGATCTGCGAGCGCATCACGCAGAACCTGTCCAAACGCCAGCAGGCCTGGGACGAACGTAAGCAGGCTCTGCGCGACGCTCGCCGCGTCAACGCCATTGAACAGCCGCCGCGCCAAGTCCCGCCCAGCAGCTGGACTCGCGCGCTGCTGGAGAACCTGTGAAGTTCAATCCGATCGTCACTGCCTTCAACGGCGGCGAGCTGTCCCCGTACATCGCGGGCCGGGTTGACGTGGCCAAGTACACCAACGGTTGCAAGCGCATGGAGAACTTCCTGCCTCTGGTGCAGGGGCCGGCCATCACGCGGCCGGGTACTCCCTTTGTCGTCGAGGTCAAAGACAGCGCCGATAGGACGTGGCTGGTGCGCTTCGAGTTCAGCGTCGAAGAGAGCTACATGCTGGAGTTCGGCGACGGCTACGTGCGGTTCCTCTTCAACCGTGGCCAGGTATTGTCGGCTGGCATCCCCTACGAGATCGCCTCGCCCTACACGGCCGCCGAACTGACCAATGCCGACGGCTCCTGCGCGCTGCGCTACGTGCAGACCGGTGATGTGGTCTACCTGGTGCACGCCAGCCACCCGCCCTACAAGCTATCGCGCCTGGCGCCCACGAACTGGACGCTGGCCGAGGTGGACTTCGCGCCTCCGCCTTTCAAGGCGCAGAACATCACCGCAACGACGATCTACGCGAGCGCGACGACCGGCAGCGTGACGTTGATCGCCAGCGCCGCCACCTTCACGGCGGCCATGGTGGGCCAGTACATCCGCCTTGACGAGAAGGACGTGCGCGACGCTGAGCAGTGGGAGGCGGCCAAGAGCGTGACCGCTGGCGATCTGCGGCGCAGCGATGGCAAGAACTACCTGGCGCTGAACACGGCCACGACGGGCAGCGTCAAGCCGACGCACACGGTCGGCGCGGCCTACGACGGCGACGGCGCGGTGCAGTGGGCCTTCCAGGATGCCGGCTACGGCTGGGCCAAGATCACGGCCTTCACGGACACAACGCACGTCACGGCCACCGTCATCTCGCAGATCCCGGCCGGCGCGGTCGGTTCCGGCAACCCGACCACGCGCTGGGCGCTGCAGGCCTGGAACAGCACGGACGGCTACCCAACCACGGTGACGTTCTTCCGGGAGCGCTTGGTGTTCTCTCGCGACGCCACTGTCTGGTTCAGCGTCTCCGCCGACTTCGAGAACTTCGTGACCGAGATCAACGGCGTGACGACGGCCGACTCTGGATTTGAACGCACGCTGTCCAGCGATGGCGTCAACGCGATCCGCTGGATGTCGCCGGGTGACGTGCTGCTGGTTGGCACCGCGGGCGACGAGTGGGCCATCGTCGAGGCCACAACCTCCGACCCGTTCGGCCCAGAGAACTGCAAAGCCCAGCGTCAGAGCAAGTACGGCAGCAACCGCGTGCAGCCGCAGCGCGTGGGCTCCGACACGCTGTTCGTGCAGAAGGCAAACCGCAAGGTGCGCGCCATGGCCTTCCGTTTCGAAGAGGACGGCTTCGAGAGCCCGGACATCACGAAGTACGCACACCACATCCCAAAGCCCGGCATCGTCGACATGGCCTTTCAACAGGAGCCGTGGTCGATCGTGTGGGCGGTGCGCTCGGACGGCAAGCTTGTCGGCTGCACCTTCGACCGTGAGCACGACGTCGTTGCATGGCACCGCCACCCGATGACCGGCGCCTCTGTTGAGTGCGTCGAGACCATCCCGGCGCCTGACGGCTCGCGTGATGACCTGTGGCTGATTGCGCGCTACACGATCAACGGCACTACCCGCCGCTACATCGCCTACCTGGGCGAGGAGCAGGATGAAACCGACCTGATGGATCAGGCTGACTGGTGCTACTCGGACATGCTCGCGACCTACGACGGCGCACCTGTCACCACCATCACCGGCCTGGGCTACCTCGAAGGTCAAACCGTGTGGGTGCTGGTAGAAGGTGCCCGCCACCCTGACCGCGTCGTCACCGGCGGCCAGATCGAGCTGCAGCGGGCCTACTCCAAAGTGCAGGTCGGCCTGCCTTGCGAAGGCATCCTGCAGCCCATGAGCATGGAAGGCGGCAGCGGCTCCGGCACCTCCCAGGGCAAGACCAAGCGTGTCAACGTCATGACCATCCGCGTCGACCATTCGCTCGGCGGCGTGGCCGGCGACAGCGTGACCAATCTGCGCGAGATGAAGTACCGCAACACCAGTGTGCCGATGGGCAGCCCGCCGCCGCCATTTACCGGTGACATCGAGATGGAGTGGGACGGCGACTACGAGAAGACGCTGGACGTCGTCATCAAGAAGGACCGGCCGATGCCGCTTACCGTCGTGGCCATCATGCCGCAGGCTTTGGTGTCGGAGGGCCGATGAGCCGGCTGCTGGGCGACAACGAGAGCGCCGGCCGGCTGGTGCTGGGCGGCCAGGGTCGGCCTGCCATCGGCCCGCAGGCCAGCCCGTTTCGCGGCGCTGGTGGCGCGCTCAAAATCACCCGCGACCGGATGCGACCAGCCATCTCAGCCACGGCGCCGATTGCGCGCCCGCCTAGTGGCGGTGGAGGCCGCGGCGGAAACCCGTTTCAGAACGAGTTGTGATCGACGTCAGGCCATTCATGCCCGGCGATCTGGTCGGCTTTCAACCCCAGGCGGCGCAGTTGGACGAGATCAACGCGGATGCACTGCAAAGTGACTTTGGCAATAGCTGGACCGCGCTGGTGGGTGGACGCCCTATTGCGTGCGCTGGCCTGGTGGATGTCTGGGAGGGCCGTGCCTATGCATGGGCGCTGCTTTCGGCCGACGCCGGCCCTCACCTCTTGGCAGTGACAAGGGAAATCCGTTCGCGGCTTGCCGCCACACCATGCCGCCGCATTGAGATGGCGGTGGCGGAAGGTTTTGACGCCGGCTGCCGTTGGGCGCAACTGCTGGGCTTTCAATGCGAGACGCCACAGCCGATGCGGGGTTACCTGCCAGACGGTCGCGCCGCCTGGCTATACGCAAGGGTGAGAGATGGCATCAGCAATTATGGTCGCGTCGGCGGCGACCAAGTTTGTCGGAAGCATCGCCCAGGGCCAGATAGCGGGCGCTGAGGCAGACGCTGCAGCCAACGGCGCCGCTGCAAACGCGCGCGCAACCCGGCAACAGTCTGCCGCCAACGAGGACACGCAGCGACGGCTGAAAGCTGTCAGGCTTGGCCAGCAGCGCGCAGCAGCGGCGCAATCAGGTTTTGACCCTTCAAGCGGATCGCTGCTTGAACTTCAGGGCAAAAGCGCCGGGCAGCTTGAGCTTGATGTACTGACGCAGCGCTACGAGAACGACCTTCGCGCGTTGAGTTTTGACAACGAGCAAACGAGTCTTCTGTCGCGCGCAAAAAGTTCGCGACGTACTGGCTGGATGAGCGCCTTCGGGTCGCTATCAGAAGCTGCCGGCACCTACTTTGGAGCGCCGCGCATAGGCCCGCCGGCACCTGTTGAGACCAGGAATATCTGATGCCAAATTTTAGGCAATTCTTTGCGTCCCAAGCTGCGACCGGCACAGTGCGGCCGGCAATGCCGTCGGGTGTCGACGTGTCATGGCTGTCCCGAGGAATCGACTCGGCCGCCAACTCGATGGAGCGCCTGCGCCAGTACAACGAGCAGCAGGCTCAGCGCCTAGCGCACGACGAGGCAGCGGTGCAGACCATCAATGCTGAGAGCCGCCTTTCGATGCGCGCGCAGGAGCGGCTGAAACAGCTCCAGGACGGGCCCGGCTTAGCCGGTGCCACTGATACGTTGCTCAAGGAGTTCGACGGCTGGGCCAAGGAGGAAGACGCACAGGCTTCCGAGACCGCTAAGCCGCTGCTGGCCCGGCAGGCCGCTCAACTGCGCGCAGGGCTACACGCGAAGGTCTATCAGGCCGAGACGGTAGCCCGCCAGCAGCAGGTAGCCACCGACTTCAGTAGCGGCCTGGACGACGACCGCCGGCTGGTCTACGCCGACCCGAGCCAGTTCAATGCAGCGCTGGCCCGCCGGCTGGCGCTGGCGAACACGTTGACCATCCCTGAAGCGGCGCGCCAAGATCTGGCTATGAAGTCACGCGAGTCGCTGGCCGCTGGCGCTGCAACCTCACTGGCAGAGTCTGCGCCGCAGCAACTGCTGGACCGTGCCGGCGGCGGCGACCCGGAGAAGGCTGCAGCAGCGGTCAAGAATGACCCCATCCTCTCCAACCTGTCGCCTGAGGCCCTGCGCTCGACGCTGCACCTGGCCCGCACCGAATTGAGCCGGCGCGCTGCCGAAGGGCGCTTTGACGTGGTCAGCCGCACGAAGGACGTGCAGGCCATGGTCATGTCCGGCGTTGCCCCGCCTGCCGGTGTGGCGCCCACGGTTGAGGAATACACGCGCTTGCACGGCGCCAGCGGCCCGGCCATGTGGCAGCAGGAGGTAGGCAACTATCTGCAGATCGGCGGCGCCATCCAGCAGATGCGCACCAGCAGCGCGGCCGAGCGCGAGCAGATCCTTGCCTCGCAGCAGCCGACCGCCGGCGCTGGCTTCGCCGGCAACGCGCAGATGTTCGACGCGGTGAAGCAGGCCAAGGCGCTGGTGGAGAAGCAGATCGCCAGCGACCCGGCCGCCTATGTGCTCGCCACCTCGCCGCGCGTGCAGCAGGCCGCGCAGGTCATGCAGCAGGTGCTGAACGACCCCAAGCAGCCAGCCGCCGACAAGGTGGCCGTGGTCGACTTCTTCGCCCGCACTTCCGAGGCCGAGCAGCTGCGCCTCGGGGTCGACGTCATCCGCGACGACCAGACCGGCAACAAGATGCGCGGCGCCAAGCTGCTGACCAACGCCCAGGCCAACGCCATCAGCGACATGTTCCACGACCAGCAGATCGGCGGCGCCAACGCGGCCACGCTGGTCACACAGCTGGAGCAGCAGTGGGGCAAGTACTGGCCCAAGGTCTATGGACAGCTCGCCGCCGACAACAAGCTGCCCACGGCGGCGTTGATCATCCCCAACATGCCCAACGACGCCAGCCGCTCGCGAATGGCGCAGGTCTCGGCGATGAAGCCGGACGAGCTGAAGGGCCTTGTCCCGCCCGGCGACCTGAAAGACCTAAACGAGCAGCTGCGCTCCAGCTTCGACGAGGCGCAGCGCACGTTCACGGCGCAAGGCGCCTCTGGCAACACCACGCTGGTGAGGGTCATGGAGGGAGCCGAGAAGCTGGCGACGCTTTACATGTCGCAGGGCCGCTCGGCTAAGGAAGCCGCGCGCCAGGCCTACACCGAGACCATGGGCCACCGCTACCAGTGGGGCGACACCTACCGCGTGCCGACGCAATACGACCTGAAGCAGGTCCGGCTCGGGGCCGAGGCCGCAATTGAGACGCTGGTGAAGGGTGGCGAGGCTGTCGTGTTCGCCGGCCAGGCACCGCAGAAGCTCACCGACGACGTGCTGCGCGCCCGGTCGATGTGGATCACCAACAGCGACGAGAGCGGGCTGGAGCTGCGGATGCGCGGCGCAGATGGTGGCGTCTATGCCGTGCACGGCAAGAACGGCGCGCCGGTCACCTTGACCTGGGCCGACCTCACAACGCGCGCCAAGTCGGCCACGGTCGTCGACAACACCGGCGAGGGCACCACCGAGTGGATGCGCCGTCGGCAACAAGAGCTCAACCCGCGCCGCTGATGCCGTACTTCGTCAACACTGACCCGGGCGTCCTCGCCGGCCGTGGCGAGATCCAGCCGAGCGCGCGCTTGTCCTTTGCCGGCGCGGTCGGGTCAGCCATCACCGGCAACGCTTCGTCCGTCATCGCCGACTACGCCGAGCTCCAGCAGGCCAACCAGGGCCCGCGCCTGACGCAGGAGGCGGCGAACCTTGCGTTTCAAGGCGCCGGCATCAAGCACACCGCGCCGGCCGGCGGCTACACGCAGTCGGCGGTCGACATCCTCATCAAGCGCCAGCGCAACCAGGCGCTGCTGCGTGAGATCGACGCCGCCACTCCGTACTCATGGGTTGGCACGACGGTGCGCGGCGGTGCGATGCTGCTGGCCGGTCTGGCTGACCCTCTGAACGTGGCGTCCGCCTTCGTGCCGGTCGTGCGCGAGGCGCGTGTGGCGAGCATGCTGGCTCGCGCCGGAGAGGCAGGCCTGGCCAAGGCGGCGACCCGTGGCGCCATCGGTGCCGCCGAGGGCTTCGTCGGCGCGGCCGCCCTGGAGGCCCCGACCTACGGCCTGCGCACGGCCATGCAGGACGACTACAGCCTGACCGACAGCCTCGTGAACATGGCGTTCGGCACCGCGCTGGGCGGGGGCATGCACGCGGTTGGCGGCGCCATCGGCGACCACCTGGGCGGCGGCAACCCTTACGCGCGCTTCGCCGGGCTGGGCACAAAGGAAGTGCGCCAGGTGCTGGACTTCGAGGCCGGCCGGCTCGATGCCTCGGGCTTCACACCGGCGCAGCGTCGTGCTGCCGGCCTGACGGAGCCATCCGACACGGTGCCGGTAGCAGCCGTCGAGCAGCGCGTCCTGCAACCGGCCGAGCGCCAGCCCCTGGCAGCCATCGCAGACGCTCCGTTTGCGCGCCTGTACGAGATGACGCCGGAGCGCGCTGCGGCCACGGCCGGCGAGAAGCTGCGCGATACCTTCCGCGCCGAGTTGCTGGCCGAGGCCGGGCAGCGCGCCGAGCCCCGCGTCATCGCCGAGACGAAGGCGCAGCTTGTCGACCTGCAGCAGCAGCTGAAGACGCTCCAGAGCGAACCCGAGTTCAAGCGCCGCGCCAAGGAGTTTCAGGGCCAGGGCCTGTCGCGCAAGGAGGCCGAAGCCGCTGCTCGCAAGCAGATCGGCGACGAGCTCACCGACGCCAACGCCACGCAGCAACGACTGCAAGCCAGCGTCGACAGCAACGCCAAGGCGGCGCAGGCCGAGCAGCAGCTGGCCGCGCTGGACCGAGGCGAGGTGCCCGAACGCTTTTCCGACCGCGTCAAGACCGAGGCCGAGAGCATCACCGGCGCCGCCGACATCGCGCGCGCCATCAACGGCACCACCGAGCCGCCCGCCGCCTTCGTCATCGGCATGGCCCAGCCCGAGACCCGCGAGGCTGCGATGCGCGTCGCGCTGGCCGACTTCGCCGCAGGACGCATGCCTGCCGTCGAGGCGCTTGTGCGCAGCGACCCGGGCCTGATCGGCAACCGCACCACGCCGCAGCAGGTTGCGCAGGCCGCGCGCGCGCAGCGCGAGCCCGACGCCGCCGCGCTGGGCAGCCGCGAGGCCTCCGAGGCCGCGACGGTCAAGCAGCGCGAGGGCGCCGCCGAGATCGAGAAGGAACTGGCCGCCGACGTGCAGCGCCTGGACGACCTGGTGCGCAATCTGGAAGCCAACGGCATCCCGCGCGAGGCGCTGGACCGCATCGCCAACCTGTCGGCCTTCGACGACGAGGTAAAGCGCGCGGCAGCCATCGGCGAGGTGTCGCGCATTGCCGCCATCTGTGGGATCAGGACATGAGCAGCTGTTTCGAGAAGGTCAACGAGGCCGAGGGCTCGCCGCTGTCGGCGACTGAGCTGGACGCGCTGGAGGACGCGATCACGGCGCGGACCCGCTACGTCATGATCCGCGACGGTCTGAGCGAGCCAGACGCCCGCCTCAAGGCCGGGCAGGAGGTGGCCGAACAGATCGAGATGGCCGCCTTCGTCGAGAAGCGCAACGCCGCCATGAACGCGGCCAAGCGCCTGGAGCGCGTGGGCTGGGTGCAGCAGCACTTCGGCAACAACGTCGCACTGGGCATCGAGTCGATGCTGGTGGGCACGCAGCGCGCGAAGCAGGGCGCCCGGCTGTCGGTCGCCTCGGTGCAGGAGTCGCTGAAGGCGCAGTACTTCGCCGGCTTCACGCACGACCTGGAGGCCAGCGGCCACGGCGCGCTGTTTGCCTCGGGCGCCATGGATCGCGATGTCGCCAAGGCGCTGTACCTGATCCGCCGCGACGGCGCCGACCTGTCCGGCGTGCCTGCCGAGGCGGTCGAGATCGCGCGCATCGTGGGCAAGTGGCAAGAGGTCACGCGCCTTGATGCCAACCGGGCTGGCGCATGGATCGGCCAGCGAGACGACTACATCACCCGTCAGAGCCATGTACCCGAGAAAGTGCGAGGCGGCGGCACTGAGGCCGACTTCAAGGCCTGGGCCGATGTTGCGCGCCAGACTTTTGACCTCCCGCAGATGCAGGCGCTCAGCGGCGCCGCCGACCCCGACGACATGCTGCGCGGGCTGTGGACGAACCTGGCCAGCGGCAACCACCTCAAGGCTGCGCCGGACGACGTGGCCAGCGGCTTCAAGGGCCCTGCCAACATCGCGAAGAAGCTGTCGCAGTCGCGCTCGGTCATCTTCAAGAGCGCCGACGACTGGTTTGACTACAACCAGCAGTTCGGTAGCGGCAACCTGCGCGAAAGCGTGCTACAGGGGCTGGAGCGCAGCGCGCAGTCCACCGGCATCATGCAGATGCTGGGCACGAACCCGGCCGCGATGGTCAACGCCATCAAGGACGACCTGATGCTGTCGGCCAAGGACGCCGGCAACGTCGAGGCCGCGACCAAGCTGTCGGAGGCCGGAGGGAAGCTGGACCGCTACCTGTCGGCGGTCGACGGTTCGATGAACATCGCCGGGAATGCCATGTGGGCACGGCGCTCGGCCAACGTGCGCAGCTGGGAATCGCTGTCCAAGCTGGGCGGCATGCTGCTGTCACAGCTCAACGACGTGGCGGTTTACGGCTCCGGCGCGCGCTACCAGGGCCGCGGCTTCTTCTCCGGCATGGCCGAAGCCGTCGGCGGACTGGGCCGCGACCTCAGCGCACCGGAGCGCCGCGAGCTGGCCGCATCGCTGGGCGTGGTGCTGGACAACATGGCCGGCGAGCTTGGCCGGGTCGGGTCGTTCAACGAGGCCGGCTCAATGTCCCGCGTCATGTCCACCTTCATGAAGTGGAACGGATCGCAGTGGTGGACAAGCCGCATGCGCACGTCGGCCGCCTTCGGCATGTCGCATCACATGGCGCTGCAGGCCGGCAAGACCTTCGGCGAGATCGGCGGCGAGTACCAACGTGTGCTCAGCCTCTACGGCATTGGCGAGGCCGAGTGGAACGTCATCCGCCAAACGGCCGAACAGCACGTCGACGGAAAGGCCTACATCGTGCCCGAGGCGCTGCGCACGGTCGACGAGAAGGCGTTGCGCGAGTTTGCTGGCGCCAGCGCCACCGAGGGCGAGATCGCCAGGGCTCGCCGCGAGATCGAGGACAAACTGCGCACCTACTACGTCGACCAGACGTCGACTTTGGCCCTTGAGCCTGACCAGAAGACGCGCGCCATCGTGCTGCAGGGCACGCGGCCCGGCACCTGGACCGGCGAGTTCATGCGCTTCGCCATGCAGTTCAAGAGCTTCACCGGGGCCTACACCCAGCGCATCCTCGGCCGCGAGGTCTACGGGCGCGGGTACGAGGGCGACAGCCTCATCGGCGCGCTGCGCAACGGGAATGGCGAGTTCCAGGGCCTAGCCCGCATCATCGCCATGTCGACGCTGCTGGGCTACGCCTCCATGTCGCTGAAGGATGTGGCGAAGGGCAAGACGCCACGCGACCCGACCGAGGACGGCCAAGCGCTCAAGGTCATGCTGGCGGCCATGGTGCAGGGCGGCGGTGCCGGTGTCTACGGAGACTTCCTGTTCGGCGCGGCCAATCGCATGGGATCCGGCACCGTCGAGAGCCTGGCCGGCCCGGTCATCAGCAGCGCCGGACGCATCGTCGATCTGTACCACAAGGCTTTGGCCGGCGACGACGTGTCGGCCCGCGCGTTCGGCGAGGTGTTGAACAACACCCCGTTCATGAACCTTTTTTATGTCCGGCCGGTGCTGAACTACATGGTGCTGTACCAAATCCAGGACTTGCTCAGCCCGGGTTATCTGCGCCGCATGCAGCGCGACGCCGAGAAGAACGGTCAGCAGTGGCTGATTGCACCCAGCGCAGCGGGCTCATAGGGAAAAACGTTCGCTGTTCCAACCTAGACCATGCCGCCGTCTTAAAGGGCCGCGCGCATGACCGTCGAAACCACCGTCTCCCGAGCACAGTACGGAACCAACGGGACCACGGGCCCTTGGTCTGTGCTATTCCCCTTTCTTCGGGACGAAGACCTTCAGGTCATCTACACCGATTCTGACGGCAACGAGTCCGAGCTGACGTTGAACGTCGGCTACACGGTGACCGGCGGTGGCGGATCAACCGGCACCGTCACAACGACGACAGCCTACGCCTCTGGCGGATACGTCACCATCCTGCGCGACGTGGAGCCCCTGCAGTCGAGCGACTATGTGGACGGCGAGGACTTCCCCGCCGAGACTGTGGGGCGCGACTTCGATCGGCTGATGATGCTGTCGCAGCAGCTCCTGGAGATTGCCGGCCGCGCGTTGGTTTTCTCGCCATCTGACACTTCTGGCTCAACTCTCCCGGCTGCCGCCTCTCGCGCCAACTTGCTGCTAGGGTTTGACTCTGACGGCCGCGTGTCGCTTGTTGCGCCAGTGAGTGGCAGTGCTGCCGACTTGGCCGCCAACATCGCCAACACCTCCGATGTCGCCAAAGGAGACGCAGGCATCGGCGTCAAGCAGCCCTTTACCGGCGCCGTCGACCGCACCCAGCACGACAAGAACATCGAGAACCTCACCGCGGCTGACGCCGGCCTATCGACGGCTGCCACGGGCGCAGCGAACGTCGCAGCCCTGAAGAAGCTCGCGGACTATGCGAAGACGCTCGGCGGCAACATCAATTTCACGGTGCCGCCCGGCAACTACACGCTCGACGGTACGCAGCTTGGCGCCTACAACGCGGCCGAGGGCAGCAGCATTGACTTCTTCGGGCTTAGCAACGTCACGATCCAGGGCTATGGCGCGACGTTCACTTGCACCAACAAGCTCGGCCAAGTCTGGTTTCGCTTCCGCAACTGCACGAACGTCACGGTGGCCGGCATCAAGTTCATTGGCGCCCAGACCGGTAGCGGCGGCGCATCGAGCAGCGGCGTACCGGTGTATTTCGACACTGCTGCCTCGAACATTGTTCTGCGCGACCTCAGTGGCCAATATGGCTACAGCTTGATTGAATTCCAAACTGACGACCTGATACCTATGGGCGGCGTCAAGTACAAGAACGTCACTTTGCGTGGTATCAAGACGTACGGCTATCACCACGCGATGGAACTGCTGCACATCGACGGCCTGTTCGCTGACGACATTTCAATGCAGGGCGCCGGCAGCGGCAACAACATCAATTTCCGGGGCATGTACCTCCTGAACCTTTCGAACGCCAGCATCAACGGCGTGAGGAGCTTTGGCAATGGCCAGCCGGGAGTCGGAGGTTATCCAATCTTCTTGCGCGAGTACACCAAGGGCGGGGGCTCAACGCTGCCGGACTACAACTGCGACGGCGTGAACATGTCGGACCTGGAGTTCATTGGCTGCTACTGCGGCGGCCTGGAGCTCAACGTCGCTGCGGGGCGGATCCGCAACGTCAACATCCTGAACGTGACGATCACTGCTGACAACTCCAATGTCTACGGCGGCGGTCTGCTTGAGTTCGCGCACGACACGTCGTCGCCAATCGGTATCAACAACGTCAAGATAGGCAATCTCCAGATCACATGCGGCACAACTGCGAGCGGCGCGACGGGCATCCTGTACCGCCACAGTTCCAACACAACGACCGAGAACACGGCTTTCAACCAGCACCAGTATTCGAACGTCCAAGTTGACGGCAACGCCTGCGCACCAATCTTGACCGGCGCGGGTGGCTGGATAAATGGGTTGTCGATGGTCAACGTCCGCACCAGCACAACCGACTTGACGCCATACATCACGCTTAACCGCGTTCGAGATGGGTCGTTTGACCGGTTTGTGATGCCCGACAAGATCGATCTTTCGGGCGGTCGGTTGGTGCGCGTTGAGTTCACTAATTCAACGCTGGGCACTGTCGTCAATACCCCGACTGACATGGCCCCCGTGATTTTGAATGGTGAGTCGCTCACAGCCGCGACGATCACCGTAAATGCCTCTGGCAGCGATGACGCCATCGGCTCGGCCGCAAGTCCTGTTGCTACGCTGACGGAAGCACTTGAGCGCGTTTCAAAGCTGACTGGCGGGCAGACGGCAGTCACGATCAGCCTAGCTGTCAATGCCACATATGCAGCATTTGCGCTGAGCGGCGTATCTAACCCGATCAACCTGCGGTCCCCGCTGGGCGCCACCGTCCCCAGCATGACCATCACCAACTGCTCCATGGTCGACGTGCGCAACGGTTTGAATTGCGCGGGTGGCGTGTCGCTGCGCAACTCCAATGCGCATCTTGAGAGCCTGACGCTTGCCGGCGCTGGCAATGGAATCAATGCACTTGGTAGCCGGGTCACGTCAGTCAGCAACAATTTCACCGGCACAACGGTGGGCATCAAGGCGCTGGCCCAGTCGCAAATCTGGAGCACGGGCGATACCGGCACCGCGTCGACCTACGGCTACTCGATTGGCGAGGCCTCGGTTTGCTACAAGGAAGCGAGCAGCACTCTCACTGGCACGACGGCACAGAAGCAGCTCGTTAGCGCGGCGCTAGTGAATTTCTGAGGACATCATGCTTAAACCCATTGCCTCGATCCTCCGCAAGCTGGGCGCCCGGTGCTTCGGCCTTGCTGACCGTCTCGACCCATTGCCGACCCCACCGCCGCCCAGCACTAATGCCGGCCCTCCGCCAACGGATCCCCCGCACTGAGATGAGAGTCAGCACCTACGCGCTGATCCTGCTCGCTGCGGCATCGGTGAACGAGTTTTCCTGGCAGCTTGTGCCGCCGGGCCTGCAGGGAGCCGTGCGCTACGTCACGCAGTGGCCGCTGCTGTGCGCCGCACTGCTGGGCCTGCACCTGTGTTTTCGGGATCGATTCCTGACCGCCGTGTGCGCCGCCGTGGCGGTCATGTCGAGCACCACGGCAGGGTGCTCTGCGTACTGGCTCGCGACGCGGTTTGTTCTCCAGCCCGGCGAAGAGCAGTGCAGCAAGCAGTGGGGTGTCCCGATGCTGCTGGTCTCCGCTTCGGTCGCGGTGGCAGTGTTTTGGAGGTGGAGCTATGGCAAACGGAGCTGACCCCGTCGCGGGGATTGCGCAGGTTCTGAGTGTGTTCGTCGGGGCAGCTACCGCTACAGCCCTGGCGCCTCACTTGGTGGTGCTGATCGCTGGCATGGCTGGCGGTGTGTTTGGGCTCATGTCCTGGCGCCCCTGCACCGCATGGGAAGGCATGGCCTACGTTGCGTCAATGGGCTGTGCGGCGTGGCTCGTGACCGGCACATTTGCCGAGCTCGTCGGGCTGCTATCGCCGCTCATTGGCGACAGGCGGGGTCTGGCGCCCATCGCTCTGACGATCGGCTGGATTGGGCATCGATGGCCCGCGGTGCTTCGGTGGGCGGGGCAGCTTGCCAAACGCTGGGTCGAGGCCGCGATTCATCAGGACGGGAAGACGAAATGATCGAAGCCGTGCATTACCTCATTGTTGCCGGGATTTTCTGGGCGGTCATCTGCCGCGCCAGGGTCATGGACGACTTCACCCGAACCCGCGTCAAAATTCAGTACGGCGTCCTGCTTGCGGGCGCGGTCCTATCTCTGCCGGCGTACGGGCTTGAGCGCGCTGGCCCCTCAATGCTCGGGGCCTCTGTACTGCTGTACCTGTGGCTGGATGCCCCGAGGTGGCGCAACGGTGCGCCCACCCGCTAGGTCCAAGAACTTCCCACACACCCGCCCGCTTCAGTTTCTTCTGGTGCCCGGGGCCGGACTCGAACCGGCACACCTTGCGGCGGGGGATTTCAAGTACGGGACGCAGCGCCTGGGCCCCAGAAGCGGCAGGCTGGCTCGGCGCTGAATTCGGAGTTGCAGCCGGGGTGGGCCAGGTCGCCGCAGTTCTGGCACAGGTCGGACTCCGCAGGCAGTACCTCGACGCCGACCAGTTCGCGCACGTCGTAGCTGCCGGCGTGGTCATGGCCGCCACCGGTCAGCGCGGCTTCCAGCTCGGGCACGTCCACGTCAAACGTCTCGAAGGTGCTCGTGCCAACGGTGCGCCCGTTGTCCATGTGGCGCTTGATGATGAATCGGATCACGGTCGGTCCTCAGTTCTCGGGGGTTGGAAGGTCAGGCCTTCCTCTTGCTGGATTTGCGCGGGGCGTGCAGCGACTCGCTGACGTGCCGCTCGATTACCTCGGACATCGACTGCAGAGGCGATGGCGGCAGAGGCTCATGGCGCTGCGGCGCCAGCCGGCCGCGCTGCTGGTGCCAGGCGCGTTCCTCATCCGACATGCCGGAGACCTTGTGGCCGTCCAACTCGTCATTGACGCCGAAGGCCTCCAGCAGTTGCCGCGTCAGCGCGTCCGCAATCGACTGCGCGTAGCTGCGGCGCAGCTTGAACGTGCTTTCGCGGATGGTGACGGCATCACCTCGGCCGCCCATCATGCCGGGCGAGGCCAGCAGCAGCGACAGCGGCTCGTCGCTCAACTCCACGGGGTTTGCGATGTCGCGCCAGGCGCGCTCGTCCAGCGGCACGACGAAGGTCTGCGCCTTCTCGCCGTACCAGCCGGAGCGCACGGTCAGCTCGATGGTTGCTTTCATGGGCATCTTCCGGGGATTGGGTTTCATGGTTTGCGGCGGGCTTCGGCCTTCGCCTTCTCTGCCTTCTTGCGCTCCAGCCATTCGCCGAACACAGGCCACACCGGGTCCGTCTCATCCACCGGGTCGTAGACCTTGGACATGTCGGAGTCGGTGAAGAAGCTCGGGCCGCACCATGGGTGCATGTCCACCCAGATGTAGCGGTTGCCGACCTTGAGACGGCCCCAGTTGTCGTTGACGCAGACGATGCCGCCACCGAAGTTGATGCAGGTCACGGCTGCTCCTTCGCGGCGTCAAAGCCAGCTTCAAACTTGCGGCGCGCGTCCGGGCAGTCGAGCACCCAGTCGGCCCGCGCAGCAAACCAGCGATCTGCGGCGGCATTGCGCTCGGCCTCGTGGACCGCGCGGCGCTGCTCGAATGTCAGTTCCACCCCCTGCGCGGGCCGCTTGGAAGCGGCGGCCGCATGTGCAGCCTCGCAGTCGCGGTAGCCGGCTTCGTAGGCGTCCACAACGTTCGTCGTGAGCGTCCCCGTCTGGAGCCAGGATTCGCATTTGTCGGCGAGCTGCTCGGGCGTCAGGTCGGCCACCGGCTCTGCCTGCGCGGCAGGCTGCGCAGCCGCACGCCTCGCCATCGCCGCGACAGAGCCGTCGCCGTCGTAGTCGGGGCCGGGCGCCCAGTCGGAGGCTTCGCGCGCGGGCGGGTCGTTCTCTGGGTCATCCTCAACCGTCAGGGATGGGGCGTCGTCAAGGATGCGCCACGTCTTACCGCAGGGGCCGTGCCGCGCCTCATCGCTGATGAAGTCGAGCCACTCGTCGTCCATGTCGCGGACGTAGCACCAGCCCTTGTGGTACTCGGTGCACACGCCGACCTTGCCGTCCACCTCGACGATTTCACCAACCAGCGGGTAGCGCCGGGGAGCTGTAATCGGGAGGTTGTGGCGGGCGCGCAGTGCCGCAGCAAGCGTCAGGGATGGGGCGGCCTGCTGCTGGGTCAGTTCGTCCAGCTGCGCCCGCGTCACATCTCCATAGCTGCGGAGGTGGAAGACAGGCTCGGCCTGCTGTGCCGGGGCGGCGGCGAGCATGGCCTTGAACAACTTTGTGAGCAGTTCGTACGCGCCAGAGAGGCTTGAGCAGACATAGCCGCCCGCTTCCGTCATCTGGCCGGCGCGCAGCATCTCGGGCGTGACATCGGCCGGCGCAACCTGGGCGCGCAGGCGCTCCAGCTCGGCGAGTTGCGCTGCGGCATCGGCCATCGCCATGCCTAGCGCCGCCTTGGCGCGCAGCACGTCACGCTCGGCGATGATCTCCTGCACGCCCTTGGTAACCCAGTTGATGGCCTCGTCCTGCTGTGCAGCGGCTTGGCGCAGCCGCTCCAACTCGTCAACAGCTTGGGTCATGAGTCCGGTGTATCCCAGCTCATCGATGCCACGGTACGTGTCGGCAAAGTCGCGCAGGCGCTGGGTCAGGTCAGGTGTGGTCATGGTGGTCAGTCCTCGTTCGTTGTGGGCTTTGCGCAGCAGCCACATGGCGTCCAGGCGGTCAGCAAACCAGCGGGCGTAGCGCCTGCCTTCAGCGCAGCCGGGTCCGTCTTGCAGCAGGTCGGTCATCTCTTCCTGGGGATTGGTTTTAGGGCTTGTTCCAGCCGGACTCACGGCGGAGTTCCAGTTCCAAGCTGGCCAGCAGGTTCCACACCATTTGCGCCTTGTGCAGCGCACCCGTGTCGGCATCGACCGTCTCGCCGCGCGCCAGGGCCAGCATGTGGCGGCCAAAGGCTTCCATGTAGCGGGCCTCGCCCTCGGGGACGTGCATCCAGCCGTTCGGCGTGTACTTGACGGCCCCCTTGGTGGTCACGTCGGCGACGGCGGCCAGCGCGCGGGAGAAGCCGGCGATGCACAGCCACGGCATCAGCTTGCCGGCGTCCAACTTGGCGCCCGGGGCATGGGCGTCAAGCCCGTTGGGGTCCAGTTCGGTGGTGTTCATGGTCAGACCTTCAAGCGGCACATGGGACGGGCAGGCGCTCAAGGTCTGCCGGGCTGATGCCGAACACGCTCAGGCCCACGTAGTTCATCAGCGCGAGAATGGGATCGTCGTGGCCAATCACGCCGACGCGCACGGTGCCGTTCTCGGCGTACGCCTGGAGAACGACGTGTTGCCCCGTTGTCTTGAGGCGGTAGGCGTGCCACGGTTTGACTGTGCGCGCTGCTGCCCTTACGCCGGCCGGGCGCGTCTTGATCCAGGCGCGAAACTCTCTGCGGATGCTCATGGTGTTTCCTTAAATGGGGATTGGCCGGTAGCTTTGGCGATGGCGGCGTGGGCTTTCCAGCCAACGCTGCCGGGCTGGAACTCGCAGCCCACCGTCAGCGCCGCCTCCAGCAACCGCAGCGATTCCTGCAGCGCCTCCAGCAGCTCCGGAGCGGCGGCGATCAAGCGGGCGTTGGCTTCTGCTTGCGCGTCATCGCCGACCGAATCGCCCATTGCAGCGGACCAGCCGTCTACTCGGCAATCCACCTCGCCGCCGATGTTTCTCGGCCACCAGACATAGCCGCAATAGGGGCCCGAATACTCCGGCGGATTGCCCACCAGGGCCGTGCCGTCGTCGCGCCATGCCCACGGGCCAGGGGTGTGTCGTGTGTTCATGATGGGTAGGCTTCAGGTATTGGGTTCAGAGGGTTGCTTCGATGAAGACGCGCGCCGCTTCGGCGTTGATCGCATTGCCATAGGCGCGCAGGCGTCCCACTCGGGCGGGAGCCCCATGAGCCAGCGGGAATGAGCCGGGTTCAACTGGCCGCCACTTGCCGTCTGTGCATGCGAGCCAGTCAGCAGCTCGCCAGAGGCCGTTAACCGGGCCGGCTGCTCCATCCTGGCCAGCTTGCAGTCGTTCCTCAGGCCGAAGCCCGCCGAGCTGCCCCGGTCGCCCCCGCCATCCGCTGCCCTGGGTGTCCCCCATCCCGACAGCAGCGTGAATGCCTGTTCGCTCAGTGGCTTGCCCCGCGTCTGCTCCGCTCGCTCCGCTAGGAATTCTGGCGAGCCGCTCGCAGAGTGCCAATCCCGCGCGCTGGTCGTTGCCCATCCTGCAAGCTGCACCTGATGGTCCAGCGTCGTCACCGACTGCCCGCACGCCAGCCCCGCCTTCCTGGCCAGGGCCTGCTCCGGCGTCCCGCCCGGGGCCGATGCGTTCGGCGTTCCCCAGCCGGCCAGACACGCCGCCGCCGCCAAGTCCGGGCCGTGGTTCCGCATTGCCTCGATCAGCCCGCCCTCGAAGGTCCGCACGCCCTTCTCGGCGAGCGCCGCTGTTGGCGTTGGCCAGCCAGAAGAGCCGGTCGCGGATGTGCGGAGCGCCGACGCCCGCAGACGGGAACGCGACACACCCGAAGGCGTAGCCCAGGTCTTCCACGTCAGCTTGTACAAGGTCGAGCCACGGCCCGACATCAGAGCTCGCAACCTGCTCTCCGTAGACGACTGGAGGGCGGCACTCGCCAATGAGGTGGAAGAAAGCCGGCCAGAGGTGCCGCTCGTCAGCAAACCCAGCTCCTTTGCCTGCCGAGCTGAAAGGTTGGCACGGACAGGAACCGGTCCAAACAGGTCGATCATCTGGCCAACCGGCGCGCCGAAGGGCGAGGCTCCATACCCCAATGCCGGCGAAGAAATGGCACTGGGTGAAGCCACGGATGTCGGACGGGTGGACGTCTTCGATGCTGCGCTCATCGACGAACCCGGGCGCGATGTGTCCAGCGTCGATGAGGTTTCGGAGCCAGGCTGCTGCATAGGGGTCGATCTCGTTGTAGTAGGCCGCCATGTGCGAGTTCGGGGGATGGGGGTCAGGCGCCGGGCCACATGTGCTCGGCGATCCGGTAGCAGTCGCGGCCCAAGATGCGGATCGGAATCGGCCAGACGTTCTTGGGGTAGAAGCTGTTGAAGGCCTTCTCTGCGGCCTGCTTGCTTGGAAAGCGCACGGCCTTGCTCGCGTCTGGCTGCATGTTGGGGATCACGTAGACCTCGTCCCGGTAGCGATCCCGGTCGGAGTGGAGCGACCCGTCCCAGTACAGCGTGGGGCTTTGCGCGACTTCAATCAGCCAAGCGGTTTGGTCGTTGCTCATGGTGTGCACAGTCGGGGGATTGGGTTTCAGGGCTTGCGCTCGGCGATCCGCCTCACCCAGCTCCCGGACAGCGCTTTGCAGTCCAGTCGTGCGCCCGCTGAGCCCAGCGGGGCTCCCATGGCAGGGCAAGCAGCGGGTGGATCAGCGCGTTGTGAACGAACTTCCACCACAGAAACGCCAGTCGATTTTGGTTGGAGGGCTCCACAGTCACAGTCCTTTGGATGGCCGAAGCAGGTGGTACAGAACATGGCTATGTCCGAGGCTTAATTAGCGGACGCGGCCGCCGCAGGATGGGAATTCCGGGCAGCAGGGTTGTGGGTGTGCAGTTCAGCGGCGGCCTTGCAATAGGCGGCGTAGGCCAGCTCGGGGGTCTTGAAGTACCCCAGGTAAAGCCACTTGCCGTTGGAGCTGATCCGCGCTTGCCAGCGCCGGCCTCCGCGATCCGGGTAGACGCCCGTGTAGCCGCTGGTGTTGTTGCGCTGAACCTTGCGGTTCTCCATGTTCTGGGCGTGCGTGACGATCCGCAGATTGGCGATGCGGTTGTCATCGCGCACACGGTTGATGTGGTCGATCTGGCCAGCCGGCCATTTGCCGTAGACGTACAGCCATGCCAGGCGGTGCGCCCGATAGTTGTAGCCATCGGTCCAGATGTTCCGGTAGCCGCTGGGCGTGATGGTTCCAGCCAAGCTGCCGGGCCGCGCCATTGCGCGCCGGTCGATGCGCCAAGTGAAGACGCCGGTTCCCGGGTCGTAGTTCAGCAACTCGCGCAAGCGTTCTGCCGGCAGGTCATCTCGTTCGCGTTTCATGGGATACCTCAGTTCCGGGGCTTGGGTTTCAGGGTTGACGAAGCAACGACTGCGTGAGCACGGCGATGGCGTATTCGCGCATTTGCTCCCCGGTGTAGACCGGAACGACATTGGCGTAGTTCGCATCACGCGGATCGTCCCGATAGATGCGCCCAGCAGGGTGCGGTAGCGCGACGCCATCAGCGGCCGAGACGGCGAGTGAGCGGGCGGCGTGCAGTGCCTCAGCGCATGGCCGGCAAGTGGTGGCGCGCTTGTCCATGTTGATGGGCGTGTCGCCACACTTACGGCAGCGGCTCATGTAGTCGCCGGGCGCGTAGCCATAGGCCTTCAGGTGCAGCCAGTCGGCCATGGTGGGTGTCCGCACGCTTTCGAGCAGCTCGGGCGGGAGGCTCGCCACCACTGCGTCCTCGGCAGCGCGGACGCGGGCGGCTTCGATCTTGCGGAGTAGGTCGCTCATGTTCAGTTCCAGGGGCTTGGGTTTCAGGGCTTCGCCCGGCCCTTGCTCAGCGCATGGGCGACGTGGCGGGCGTAGGTGGACACGGCGCGCCAATAGGCCGCCATCGGCCCCTTGCGCTTGCGCCACGACGCCTCCGCCTGGTGATCGGCGTCCGCGCGCAGCTCGCGCATCAGCGCTTCGATGACCTGGCGCTGATCGGGCGGCAGCGCCAGCAGCTTCTGTGCGGCCGGCAGCTTCAGGAGAGGGTTTTCGTAGCCCATGGGTGTCGCTCAAGTATTCGAAGTGCCGTGGTGTGGCGCACCGTTGCCAGCCATCCAGTGCATGCGCAGGCGGCCAGCACTGTCCTCGCGCTTCTCGGCGCGCAGCAAGCCGTGGCTGACGCAGCGATAAAGTTTGGTGTGCAGCCCTCGCCGCTCGCCAATCCCTAGCCGCGTATCCAGGTCGCCGCCGTGTAGCGCAGTGCCGGCGGGAAGGAACCGCAGCAGCTCTACGACTCTGCTTTCGGTGCTGCCGGCATAGGGCTTGTAGCGGATGGGCATGATCAGCCCTCGGCGCCTTCGGTCTCGTCGTCGTCCTGCTGCTGGCCGCCGTGCTCAGCCGCGAACAGGTCGCCCGCCTCGGGATGGTCCGCATCGAATGCGGCCTTGGTGCCGTCAATGGCATCGGGCTTGGGCTCGGGCGCGTGCAGCGTGATCTCGACCTCCTGGCCAAGCTTCATCGCCAGCCGGCCCGCCCAGGTCTCGTCAATGTCAGACGTGCCCACACGAAAGCTCAGCTCAATGCTGCCCCCTTCGAACGGCTCCAGTGCCCACTTATCAACCTTGCAGTCGTGCAGGTCGATGGCGCTGTCGTCGCCAATGCCGTGGTCCACGACGAGGCGATATCCGACCATGTCGCCGGTCTTGAGCTTGATCTTCTCCAGACCACGCGTGCGCAGCAGCGGCGTCGGTGCGTCAATGCCTGGCAAGTTGTCGCCCGCGTCCTCGGCGGCCTTGTAGAGCGCTTGGCGCAGCGTCTCGCTGAACAGATCCAGCAGGGTGTTCGGGCCGGTGATCGACAGGCCAAGCGACACGGCCGGCACATTCTCGTCGCCGTGCTTCTCGATGCGGGGCGTCAGGCTCTTGAGCTTGGCCGTGGTGGGGGTAACAAGTTGGAACATCAGGCGCCTTTCAGCGAGTTGAGAAGAAAACCCCCGAGGCACAAGGCCCCGGGGAAACGCGCCCGCCTGTCAGGGAGAAAGCAGGCGCCGGGTAGGCCGGCACCGATGGGCGCGGGAGACAAGGGGTCATGTCGTCGGCAGCTCGGTCTGCTCGGCCGCGATGGTCTCGACCTTCACGCCGGCCGCGATGGCCGTCAGCAGGTCGTCCTGGCTCGCCACGCGCACCGTGAAGGCGTCGGCAGCCACGTGGCGCAGTGCGGTGGACGGGTGGGTCGCGCGGACGAGGCGGTGCTTATCGGTGACCTTGTCGGTGACGAGGTAGTAGCGGCGTTGGGTCATTGGGTTTGGGCCTCAAAGGTGTTGCGGTAGTCGTCTTGCAGCTCGCGGTAGTCGTCGCGGCTCAGAACGGTGCGAGCGGCGGCCACGACTTCTCGCGCTGCTGCTGCGTCCGTGCAGGCCCGCAGGTCCAGCCGGAAGTCGGGCAGGGTTTTGCGGCGCACGTTCAGGTCCATGCCTGCTCCAGCGCCTGCGTCAGCTCTTCGATCTCGCTGGGCGTCAGCACATCGCGCGCTTCATCCATGACCAGCTGCGCGGTCTCGCGGTCGCTGGCGCTCTCCACCATCAGGCGGTAATCGGCGAGGCTCTTGGCAGAGCCTTCCGGTGTCTCGGTGACACGCACGAGATCGCCGTCAAGAACAACGTGCTGGCCACTCTCCGAAGCGTGCGAGACCTCGATGGCGTTCGCCAGTTCGATGCTGGCCGGCATGTACTTAAGCACCTGCAGCAGCGCGACCTTGCGGGCGTACATCTCGAAGTTGTTCTCGTTCGAGTGCGCGTAGTGACGGCCGCCGACCTTGTTGTACTGCTTCAAGTGCTTCTGCACCTTTGCGCGCGTCCAGACCTCGATGACAGGCATGGTGGCGTCGCGAACGCGGCCGATGCCGTAGACGTGTGTGAACTCGTCGCCCTCGGTGCCGTCGCCCGGAACGTGGCGGCAGAACGGCGCGTCGCCGAGCTGGTACTCGAAGCGGTCGCCCGGATAGACCACGCCCGTCCAGACCGTAGCCCGGCCGCTGCGCGCCACCAGGTCGACGAGACCCTTCCAGCCCGGCACGAAGGTGCAGGTTCCCTTGTACGGGATCAGATAGCCCTGGCCGTTGATGCCGGGCTCCAGGCCGAGCTGGGCGGCCGTCATGATCGAGCCGGCGATGCTCTGCGGCGAGCACTGCTGCAGGTCCGCGTTCGTGCTGAAGGCGGTGAGCGCAAGGCGCGACATGCGGTCGGCGTTCATGTGCTTGGGCAGAGCCAGCGCCAACTGGGGCTTGAGCTTGTCCATGAAACCGGAGAACTTGGCGATGGGCGTCTCAGCCTTGTTGCCGGTGGCGACGGCGCGCAGGCGGTCGGTGGTCATGCTTGTTCTTCCTTGAAGTTGACGAGCCGGAAGTCGATGTGCCGGCAGGCAGGTTTTTCGATGGTCACGGCCTTGGTCTTGATCTCCTTGCGACGGAAGGCCTTGCCGTCGGGGAACTTGAGGACGGCGGCGGCGCCCATCTCGGCGAGCAGATGCGCCTTGGCGCCTTCAATGACGCCTTCGTACTTGGCGGCCATGTCGTGAGCGGTTGTCAGCACGGCACGCCAGTGCTCATGCGCAGCCGTGGCCTCGATGACCGAACCGTCGGTGCCCGGGTACAGCCGGCGCAGCGTGTCGAGCGTCTTGCTGTCCGCGTAGTCGAGCGGCGGACGCAGCTTGGCCAGGACGTAGCGCGTCCAGAACTCGGCGGCCTTCTCGCGCATGGCGTTGATGGTCTCGTCGTCGCGCTCGACAACGTAGGGCCGCA